TGCTGCTGGAATTGTTTTACGCATGCCCGCAAGTTGGGCTGCCGCCCGCCCAACACGGCCTAAGGTCACTGCCTCTATCGGCAGTGAAACGCCCTCTGCTGTTGGACTCGAAGGGCTGCTGGACTTCCGCATGGAGGTCACATTGAACGGTGAGACTCTATCGGATGAGGAGATGAGTACTCTGCTGTCTAGCACTGACTCGCTGGTATTGCTGCGGGGGCAATGGGTGGAGATTGATCGCGATCGCCTTGAGCGCGAAATGCAGCGATTCAAAACTGCTGAAGAACTGGCCGCAAGTGATGGGTTGTCGTTTTCAGAAGCGATGCGCCTGATGTCTGGAGCCGCCATTGCGGGAGATGATGTTGACGAAGCCACACGCCAATGGTCACAGATCACTGCAGGCCCATGGCTGGCCGAGACATTAAAGAATTTGCGCGATCCTTCTGGTGAAGGATATCCCGGCGTGAAACTGAAGGCGCGCCTGCGACCCTATCAAAAGGCCGGTGTCCACTGGTTGCACCTGCTGACCGGGTTGGGCCTGGGAGCTTGTCTGGCCGATGACATGGGCCTTGGGAAGACCATACAGGTGCTGGCGCTGCTACTGGCGCACCAGGGCAAAGGCCCCTCCCTGTTGGTGGCTCCGGCATCTCTGCTGGCGAATTGGGCCGCAGAAATCGACCGTTTTGCCCCAGATCTACGCGCCCAGATTGTTCATCCCTCGTCGATGTCAAAGGATCAAATGACAACGCTTTCTGACTTCAATGAGATTGACCTGGTGATCACTTCCTACGGCACATTGCTTCGTCAACCGGTGTTGACGACCACAGACTGGAGGTTTCTGGTTCTTGATGAGGCGCAGGCTATCAAAAACCCCAAGTCCAAACAAACCAAGGCTGTCAAGTCTATCAAGGCTAAATCACGCATTGCTCTCACAGGTACGCCGGTTGAAAACCATTTGGGAGATTTATGGTCGATCTTCGATGTGATCAATCCTGGTTTGCTAGGAAGTGATAAGCAGTTTTCCCGCTACGTCAAAACCCTTGCAGCGCGTGAGCACAATGCCTTTGGTCCATTGCGGGAATTGGTGCAACCCTACATCCTGCGCCGAATGAAGAATGACCCATCGGTGATTTCTGATCTGCCCGACAAGACCGAAGTCAAGGCCCATTGCATGCTCAGCCGCAAGCAGGCGGCGCTCTACGCCCAGACCGTAGATGAGTTGGCCGAGGCGCTAAGTACCGCGTCGGGGATTGAAAGAAAGGGGTTGGTTCTGGCCACTATCATGCGGCTTAAACAGATCTGCAATCACCCCTCGCAATGGTTGAATGATGGGGGTTGGGACGAGGCTCATAGCGGCAAGTGGTTGCGTCTTCGCGAAATTGCCGAGGTTGTCGCTGCTCGGCAGGACAAGATGCTTGTGTTCACTCAATTCCGTGAAATAACCGCACCGCTTCACGACTACCTAGCCGAAATATTCGGGCGACCTGGCTTGGTGCTCCATGGGAACACACCGGTCAAAACACGAAAGTCACTGGTCAAGGCATTCCAAGAGGACGAAAATGTACCGTTTTTCATTTTGTCTTTGAAGGCGGGTGGGTCTGGTCTCACCCTGACCGCAGCTTCGCATGTGGTGCATTTTGATCGTTGGTGGAATCCGGCGGTAGAAAATCAGGCCACAGACCGCGCTTTCCGTATTGGACAGAAGCGCAACGTACTTGTTCATAAATTTGTCTGCGCCGGAACCATTGAAGAAAAAATAGATGCTATGATCGAGGCCAAGAAATCCTTATCAGAGGAAGTTCTGGGTGGATCAGCCGAAATGAACTTGACCGAAATGACCGATGACGCTTTGCTGCGCCTCGTCGCCCTTGATCTTGCAGCGGTCTCAAAGGAGTAAGATACATGTCGCAGTGGGGTCGATATGTGCCAGTGGCTGAACGCAGAAAAAAAGCTGAACGGGCAATGGCCAAACTGCGCAAGGCGGGACACCCTGTTTCACCTATTGTTATCTCTGGTCGCACGATCGCAACCACAGCCTGGGGCAAGGCATGGTGCAGCACCATGGAGAGTTTTGGGGATTATAACAGCCGCCTGCCACGCGGTCGTACCTATGTGCGTAACGGCTCGGTAGTCGACCTACAGATCACCTCTGGACAGGTAACCGCGAAAGTCGCTGGATCTTCGCTTTATACGGTTAAATTATCAATTGAGCCTCTGCCCGAAGCCCATTGGAGAGCTCTGCGCGAAGACTGCGCCAATGGCATCGACTCTTTGGTCGATCTACTGCAGGGCAAATTGTCAAAACCAGTTTTGCAGCGATTGTGTCAGCCAGGTACGGGACTGTTTCCTAAGCCCTCGGAGATCAAGCTTTCCTGTGCCTGTCTTGATTGGGCGTCCATGTGCAAACATGTTGCCGCGACTGTATACGGCATTGGTGCGCGTCTTGATCAACAACCCGAACTGCTATTTGTTCTACGCGGGGTCAACCATCAGGAATTAATCGCTAATATCGACCTTAAAACGCCACTTGCGAAACCTTCTTCGTCGCCAGATAATATTCTGAAGACCGATGATATGGCCGCCTTGTTTGGCCTAGATATGGAAGCGCCTGCACCTGTAAAGGAGCCGATTCCGAAAACCGCCCCGGCCACGAAGAAAAAGCGCGGCGCTCGCAAAGAGACCAAGATCTGATTACGGTTGCCGCGACAATGCGCAGCGTTTCACAGGGACCCGCATTAGAAAACGTGCTTCATTGCTGCTGTGTGAACAGTCTGCGTGGTCGGGCTGAGAGACCACGCCGAGTGCCCCGCGACGAGGCTGCCAGCGGCAATACGCTGCGCGGGGCTCGAATGACCGCTTCAGGGAAAGTTGCACCGCGGCATTTTGAACGGCTCGACCGGTCGCTTTGGGCCGTGAGTGCTCTTCAGACACCACCCTGTTCGGCCCCATCAAACACCACCATCGCCTGTTCCGCCCACGGCAACGCGGCGCTCTCAGTCAGCTGCATGACGGTGATGGCCGTGACCTCTCGACCGAACACTAGCCGTTTCAGCACATCCGGCGCCAAGTATGCCAACCGCAACTGCCTGCTGACATGGCGCTCTGCGAGCTTTACGGCGATTGCGAGATCGCGGACCGTGCCAAACTCACCAGCCTCCATCCGCCGCCGCCAGGACCAAGCCCGGCCGATGGCACGCAGGATATGCGGGTCTTGGGTTTGATCCTCGCTGGGCAGGTAATCGGCGGGCGGCAGGATCTTGGGTCGCCCATTCTTTTTTCGAACCTTGAGCGGCACGAAGATCTGGATCGTATCGGGCGCGGGCATTATTCCGCGGCCTCGAGTGCGCGCGGGGCCATCATTTCACGCATGACACCTGCGATGCCATCGGTGCGCAGGTCGATAATGAGCCCTTCAGCGGTTACTGTGATGCGCCGGACTAGTAGCTGAATGATACGGGCTTGCTCTGCCGGAAACAGCTGGTCCCAAAGCTGCGGAAACTGCTGCAAGGCTGCAATGGCATCTGCCTCCGGAATGTCATCCCTGTCCAATTTGGCAATGACCTGTGCCGTGGTTTCTGGTGTGCGCAGAACGCGGCGGATCTCGGTAATGACAGCACCCTCGGCTATATCCGCTGGCAGGCGTCGGGGGATGCCATCGTCGGGCGTCTCGCGGTTCTTCAGAAGATCCATCGACACGTAATACCGATACCGGCGCGTGCCCTTTTTCGTGCTTGACGGCGTCATCGCCGCGCCGGTCGCTGTGAAGAAAAGCCCTTTCAGCAGAGCAGGTGTTTGCGAGCGGCTGTTGTTGGCCCGCTTGCGGGGACTTTCGCCCATGATGTCATGGACCTGCTCCCAGAGCCGGGCGTCGATGATAGCGTCATGCTCGCCGGGATAGGCTTGGCCTTTGTGCACGGCCTCCCCGCGGTACACGCGGTTGTTGAGCAGTCGGTATAGATAGCCCTTGTCGATCAACTTGCCCTTTTTGTTGAGGGTCCCTTCGCTGCGCAGTTCTCGCGCCAAAACAGTTGCCGAGCCAACCTCAACAAAGCGAGTGAAGATTGCACCAACCTTGGCGGCTTCCTTTGTGTTGATGACCAGTTTACGATCGCGCACGTCATAACCGAGGGGTACGTTGCCACCCATCCACATGCCTTTCATCCGTGAGGCTTTAACCTTGTCGCGGATGCGTTCGGCTGTCACTTCACGCTCGAACTGTGCAAACGACAGCAGGATGTTCAGCGTCAACCGCCCCATGGACGTGGTTGTGTTGAACGACTGCGTGACAGAGACAAAGGTAACGCCGTTTCGGTCAAAGACCTCGACCAGCTTGGAAAAGTCCATCAGTGCGCGCGACAGGCGGTCGATCTTGTAAACGACAACGACGTCGA